TTGAGCGGCCCGAAGACGCACATCACCAACATGATCTCCAACACCTCGGTGCTCGCCCTGGCGCAGCTCGAGCGCCGCGTCGGCGAAGGCGTGTCGGGGGTGCTCGACAGTGCCGACGGCGTTGCCGCCGGCGAGGCGGTCGCGCAATACCATGGCATGGTCGAGGGGCTGAAGGACCTGTTCCGGCTGTCGGGCGACAGCTCGTTCTGGCGCTATCTCAAAGGCGAGGTCAAAGCGCCCGGGCCGGAGAAGATCGAGCGCACAGCGAGAGGCGCGGTCGACCCGCTCTCCGCCGAAGCCTGGGGTGTTGCGGCCAATACCACGCCCGGCCGGGTGATCGACTTCCTCAGTGGTGCGGTCAAGCTGCCGGGGTCGGCCCTTGAGGCGGAAGACTTTATCTTCAAGTCGCTCAACTACCGCATGGAGCTGCACGCGCACGCGCTGCGCCAGGCGACGCGCGAGGTGCAGGCGGGTGCGATCCCGGTCGAGCGGCTCAAGGAGCGCATGGCCGCGCTGATCACCGACCCGCCGGAGCAGATCCGCCTCGACGCCACCGAGGCGGCGCTCGTCAACACCTTTACCAACCGGCCAGGCTGGTTCGGCCAAGGCGCCATGCGACTGGTCTCGCAGGGGCCGGCGTTGCGGATCATCATGCCGTTCGTCCGCACGCCGGTGAACCTGTTCCGGTTTGCAGCCGAGCGCTCGCCGGCGGCGCCGCTCGTGCGGCAGTGGCGCGCCGACATTGCCGCCGGCGGTGCGCGCCGCGACCTGGCGCTCGCCCGGCTTGCCACCGGCACCGCAATCATGATGGTAGCGATGGACATGGCGCAGAACGGCCTGATCACCGGCCGCGCGCCGTCCTCACCCGGCGAACGGGAGATGTTCTTCCGCGACGGCAAGAAGGAATACGCCGTCAAGCTGGGCGATCGGTGGGTGCAGGTCTCGCGCATGGACCCGCTCGGCACGACGCTCGGCATTGCCGGCGATCTGGCCGCAACGTTCGCGGGCGACTTCGATGCGGACTACGATGAGGATGCCACCCGTGCGGTGACCGCCGCCATCTTTGCCGCGGCCTACAACGCGACGTCGAAAACCTACCTGTCGGGACTAAGCGGGCTGATGCGCGGCGCCATCTATGGCGGCGAGGCCGCCGAGAATGAAATCAAGTCCTTCATCGGCACGCTGATGCCGACGGGCGCTGCCGAGGTGGCGCGCGCCATCGACCCGGTCTTGCGTGACGCGGCCGATCTGACCGACGGCCTGGTGCGCCGCACGCCGTGGTCGTCCAAGGAGCTGCCGAAGCAGCGCGACCTGTGGGGACGCGAGGTCTCGCTGCAGTCCGGCCTTGGCCAGGCCTATGATGTGCTCTCGCCGGCATATTCCTCGCGCGAGGATGCCGCACCGATCGACCGCGAGTTGCGCGCGCTCGGATATTTCCCGAGCAAACCGGGCCGGCGGGTATTTTTCCCTGCCGGCTGGGACGACACCGTCGGCATCGATCTGCGCACGTTCGACCCGCATCTCTACTGGCGCTACGTCGAGCTGGCCGGCAACGGCCTCAAGCATCCCGTCTGGGATCTCGGCCTGTTCGACCTCGCCAACCAGATCGTCACCGGCAAGCACGACCTGACGGAGGTCTACCGGGCGCGGCCGGCCGATCGCCGGGCGGCGTTCTGGCAGAACTTGATCGCGGACTATCGGGACCGCGCGCGCAAGCAGCTCCTCGATGAGAGCCCGGAGCTGCGCCGGGAGATCGCGGAGCGCCACCGTGCCCGGCGCTCGGACCTGCTTGGGGAGGTGCCCTGATGAGGCAGCCGACACAGTACATCGCCAACGGCCTGCAGGTCGCATTCGAAACGCAGTTCGACGTGTTCGCCGCGGCCGATCTGGAAGTTTATCTCGACGACGCGCTGCAGACGGACGGCTTCACGCTCGCCGGTGTCGGCGGCCGTGTCACCGTGACTTTCACCGGCGCGCCAGCCGCTGGTGTGCGGGTGACGCTCAACCCGAGCACCGTCGTCGAGCGCGAGACGCTGTTCGCTGAATCCGGGCCGCTGTCGGCGGCCGATCTCAATCGCGAGCTGCAGAACCTGTATCACCTGATTGACGAGCAGGTCGCGCGGCTGGCCCGGGCGCTGCTGCTGCCGCCATCATCGGCCGCTTCGGCCGCGCCGCAATTGCCGTCGCCCGCAGCGGCCGGGCAACGCGCGCTGTTGATGCTGGCGACGGGCGCGCTCGGCCTGTCGGCGGCCGATCCGGACAGCTACGAAGCGCGGGTGGCGGCTGCCGAAGCGTTGGTTGCCGCGCTGAGCGCAAGCGTCGCCACCGCGGTGGCGACGGCAAATGAGGCGCTGGCCGCAACATCAAGCTACGGAGACGCGCTGCCGACCGATGTTGTCACGCTGGTCGAGGGGCAGACGGATTACGAGATCCTGCCAGAGCCGGCAGACCCGGTCGCAAGCAAGACGAACGTCCAGGTCCTGCTCAACGGTCAGCTGCTGCCGTATGCGGATTATGAGCTTAGCAACGGCGGTCGCTCGCTCTCCTTCAACGCGACCGTGCTGGCTGCCGGCGCCGCGGCCGGGCCCGGCGAGCTCGTCGCCGGCGATACGTTCCAGTGGCTCGTGATCGCCGGTTCGAAGACCACCAACGACATCGGCGATGCTCAGATCACAACGCCGAAACTCGCGGATAACGCGATCGTCCTTGATGGAACCAAGGTCGCGGCCGGCACGGCGCACAAGTTCCTCTGGCGCGATGGCGACGGCAAGATCGCCGAGCTGGCGCTGCCAGCCGTCGGAGCGGCCTTGGGCATCACCGCGGCGAATACGCCGGGCGCGATCGCAATCCCGAGTGCTGCGGCGGATGCGGACGTTACGGCCGCATCCGGCAATGGCTACGTGAAGGCGAGCCAACTCGGTCTTCTTGGCGGCCGCATCCTGGCGACGCTCGCTATCGCCGGCGGACCCGGCGGCGCCGTCCAGCAGGCAACGGCAGGGTGGACTATTTCGCGCACCGGCCTCGGTCTGTACCGCATCGATTTCCCGGCGCCGTTTGCCTCCGTGCACGCGTATCAAGTGCAGCCATTCCTGCAAATTTCTGCCGGCGCGAGCCGAACGGTGCATGTGGCGTCGAAGTCGACCAATCACTGCACCTTGGAGGTGTACACGTCCGGTGGCTCGAACCTCATTGACCCTGCGGCCTTGTGGGCCATGATCGTGGGAGTGCTGGCGTAGTGGCGCACACGGAGATCAAGCGCCGGCAGCTTGAGAGTGCGGGCAATCTGCCGGCCACGGCTTACAATGCTTCGCTGCTCATCGAGGTCTCGGGCACCGACGGCAAGCAGTATCACATGGCGCTCGGAACCCTCGTTGCGGCCGTCGGCGGCGCCAACGACTGGCAGGACAGCGTCAAGAACCGGACGCTGCTGACCCCGCCGGGATCGCCGTCCGAGGGCGACCGCTACATCATCGCCGACGGCACCCCGACCGGCGCCTGGTCCGGGTTCGCCGCCGGCGATGTCGTCACCTACGCCGGCGCTGCCTGGGTGCAGACGGCACCCGCGCTCGGCATGCGGACCTATGTCGAGGACGAGGCCACAGACGTGCGTTACGTCAGTGGCGCGTGGCAGACGGTGACCGCTGGCGGCGGGATCGAGGTGGCGACGTTTCGCTCGCCGGTGGTTGGCGGACTGACCGCGGCGGCCTTCGCGCTCGGCGATCGGCTCGCCGACCCTAATTCCGAGCCGCCGCTCGAAATCGGGCTCGACGTGTACGACGCCGGCGACACGCTGGTCGGCTCGTATTACCGGAGCATCAAGTTCTCCGGCTCCGGCGTAACGGTTTCTGAAGTCGATGGGCAACCGGTGGTTGCCATTTCCGGCGTCGGCGCCACTAACGCCCTCGGGACGATTAATGCCGACACTGGAACGTGGACCGCCACCGACGCCCCGGACACGCTGGCGATCAACGGCACCAACGGCATCGCCACGGAAATTTCCGGCGACACGCTGACGATCGACGGCACGCACAACCACGCTGGTGTCTACGCTCCAGTCTCGCACAGCCACGCGATTGGCGATCTGCCGGCGTTCCTGGGCAAGATCACGATTCCGTTCGGCATCGGCAACGCCGAGAAGCCCAAGGCCGGCGAAGTGTCGCAGTGGTTCAGCGTGCCGGCCGGCGAGACGTGGACGCTGCCGGCGTCACTCACCGGCGCCATCGACAGTATGAGCGAGGCGCACCCAACCGCGACGGCATCGTGCGAACTGCAGACCGTCGCCGCCGGAACGCGTCTCGCCGGAACGCCGACGAATGCCGGCACGATCGAGGTCTCGACGGGCTCGGTGGCGGCCGCGGCCTCCGGCGACTTTAGCTCCGCGACCAACCTGGCGGCCGGCACCCGGTTCCGGCTGCGCTGGCCGACCAGCCAGGATGCGACCTGGGCGGGTCCGCTGGTGGCCCTGATCTTCAGCCGGGCGCCGGCAGCATAACAAAGGGAAACACCTAGAATGCTGATTTCCAAACCCGCCACCTCCTTTGCCGCGGATCTCGCAGCGGCCGGCGCGGTCTATCACAACCAGATCACCCAGTGGATTGCCGCGGCCGGAAGTAACATCTCGCAACGCGAACTTGAGGGCTGGTGGCAGCGCACCATCGCTTACCAGCAGCGCTTCGGGGCGCTCAAAGCCGAGGCCATGATCTCAGGGGTGGTGCCGGCGGCGATCACCGCGGAGCTGCGGGCCATCGCCAACGACCCGGCGCTGAACGTCGCGGCCGCGGCGGCGGCGCACACCAACGCCGTCACGGCAATCAGGAATCAACTGGTCGCGCTGCTGAATGACCCCGCGAAAAAGCCGGGTTACACCGCGGGCGGTGTCCGCACCGAGGTTGTTTACACACCCTCCGAGCTATCCAGCCTGGTGAGCTTGCTCCAGGCGGCGGCGGCCGGGTTCATCCGGTACGGATAAATGGCCGTTCAACTCACGACGACGATCCACGCCACGGCAGCGAGCCCTACCACGGGCTCCGCCACGTGGTCGCACACGCACGAAGCCGGCGGCGACCTGCTCGTGATCGCTGTCGCGCGAACACAAAACAACGCCAACCCGGACGCTGCCTGCACCTTTGACGGCGTCGCGCTCACGCTCATTACCAGCCTGAACGTCATCGCGTATCCTGGCTACAAGCTCTACGTGTGGCACCTGAGCGACCCGGGATCGAAGACGGCCAATCTGGTCTTTGATCCGAACAACGGCGGCTCGTGCAAGGCCGCTGTGCTTTACGCCAGCAAGGCGACCGGCCTGGACGCGTCGATCGTCGGTGCCACGGCAAAAACGGCAGACAGCGTTTGGGGCGGCAGCGCGTTCTCCGTCGGCTTGACGTACAGCGCCGAAGGGTCGCTCGGCTTCGTCGCCCACGCCGGCGAGGACGACCGGCTCTCGAACATCACGATGTCGGGCGTGACGCGCCTTGCGCTGACGCAAGCGGAGGATGAGCTGCGCGTCGCCTACGGCATCGATGCGGCGCCGAGCGGCGCGGAGACCTACACCGGTGCCGGCACCGGCAGCGACGGCTACATCGCGTCGTTTGCCGTCGAGCTGCTTGCCGCAGTCGATGCCTCGCGCCGGCAACACAACGTCCTCGGTATGGGGTTCTAGCGATGGCGGCACTCATCACCAGGGTCAAACCCAGCTACATCGGCACCGCAGCGGACTGTGATGCGGATCAGCTCGCGGCTGCGGCCGCAAACCGGCTGCAGGTGGATGAGCTCATCTATCTGACCGACGTCGCTGCGCTGGCGCGCGTCACCAGCACGACCAACCCGGGCACGACGGCCCAGATCCTGAGTAGCGCCGGCACGGCCGCCCTGCCGGTTGGTGCTGCCGCGGATGACGTGCTGCTGGTCGGTGCCGGGCCGGCGATCGCACGCTCGGCCGATCTCGGCTACGACACTGCTGCGGCCTGCGCGCGACTGCCGCGCGCCGCCTGGAAGGTGCTAAACCCCGGCAACCTGACCCCGGCGGGCACGCCCGTGACGTGGCAGCCGTCGGTGGCAGCCGCGCTGGTGAAGGCGACATTCTCTGCCACCGTGACGCTCAACACGCCGACGACGGCGCTGCCGAGCGGCACCTTCAGCGATGGTGCCGGCCGGGTCAGCTCGTGCCGGCTGCAGCTCACCAATACCCATGCGTCCCGGCCGCAGCGCATTGTGCGCGGCACGATCCCGGTGATCGGTGAGATGCCGGACCTGGTGGCGCGTCCCGGCCGCTCGGTGTTGATCGATCTGCAGAACGATGGCGATGGCTGGGCGCTGGTCGGGCGCAATGCGGTCAGCCCGAGCATTGAGTTCGCTGCCGGCTTCAACGGCGAGGCGGTGCCGCAGCGCCCCAATGTCATCCTCGAACAGGCAGCGGTGCGCGAGCTCTACGTGCCGGCCGACTTCAGCAATCTCGGCCGCGCCGATTGCTACCGGACAACCGGGGCGGCCTTCCGCGTCAACCTGCGCCGCCTGGTCGGCACCACCTGGCAGAACCTGCTGCACCTGGACTTCGCTGCCAACAGCGGTGTCGCCGTACCGTCACTGGCTGCTGCCTTCCCTGATGGCGCCACGATCGGGCCGACGGAGACGTACGGCATCGTCATGGAGGTGCCGGCGAGCGCGGCAAACGTGACCAACCTGCGCGGCAGCATTCCGGTGCTGACATGATGTCGTCCGAGATCTACGCCGGCCCGCTCTTGGCCTCATTGCAGCGATCGCCGGCGTCGCAGCGGATCAGGACGGCGGCACCGCCGCCGCCCGTCGTCGACGGCAAGCCCACCGATGCGCCGATCCTGCAGGCGAAAGGGCTGTCGTTCATCGGCCAGGATACGCTTGGCACGGCGGCAGAGCCCACTGACTCGACGAACTTCTTTGCGCCCAACATGGGCAGTCGCAATACCAATACCGATCTGCAGCAGCCTGCCTTCAACCGCCTGTCGATCGTGACCTTTGACGGAAAGAGGTGCCTGGAGGACCGGTATTTTGCGAACAGACTGATCCAGCTCAATTACCGCACCGCGCGGTTGCCGGCGCGCTACACCGAGATGGGCATCTGCGTCGACATCTATTACCCGGCCACCTTCGCGCCCAGCCCGCAGCAGTCGGGCAAGACGGCGATGCACGGCAAGACGTTCCTTGGCATGACCATGGGCCACCCGCAGATCCTTGTGCCGAACTTCCGGTACGGCTGGCGCACCGAGGTCTGTTTCCCCGAGGACATGTTCGGCGGCATGCTGGGCGTCAACTGGACCTATCGCTTTGCCACCGGAAACGTCGAATACGGGCTCTACTGCCACACCGTCGGCGGCTACGTGGCCGGCGCCGACGTGATGCGCTCGGTCGCCAACCTCGGCTCTAACGGCGCCTATTCGCACCCGGTGCCTGGTTTGCCGGGGCTCGCCGTTACCTCCAAGATAGCGGTGCCGAAAGGGCGGTGGTTCCAGTTCGTGCTGCGCGCCAAAATGGACACCAACCGGCGTGACGGGTTGATCGAGTGGTACATCGATGGCGAGCGGAAACAGGCGTGGGAGAACCTGGATCTCGGCGGCTGGGTCGGCGACCGTGGCCTTTACCGCGGCAAGTCGGCGCCGGCCGGTGCGTCATCGGCGACGAAGTCCGCCGGCGACGGCGCGCTGTCGGCCGATTGCGATCCGGCCTATCGAAGCTACGGCGGGTTCCGGCTGGTCGGTCCGGCTATGAGGTCGATGGGCGGCGGCTGGTCGCTCGATCCAACCTTGATCCCCACAAATGATTGCCGGCACTACATGCACAATCTCAGGTGGTATGGAAAGCAGTAATGGGCGGCGACGACACCTGTCCGCCGCACGCTGTTAGGTCAGGCGCGCGGAACCAGCAAGCCGAGGAGACAACCGACGTGCAGCCGGAGCGTCGCGTGCCAGGCAACGGAGACCTGCAACACGACTTGCGCATCGTCCTCGCAGAGGTGCGTGCGCTTAACGCGTCGATGGATCGCATCAAATACGCGATGCACGTCGCCTTCGGCCTCAATGTGGACGATCCGAACAGCGTCAGCAAAGTGCACGCGCTGCAAAGCGCGCAGGAGCTGACGGCCGCCTGGCGCGCCGAGATCTCGCGTTGGGCCGTGAGAGTGATCGCTGCGGCTGTGCTGGTGGCACTCAGCAACCTGTTCGCGCCAACGCTGCGCGAGGTATTGGTGCCTCCCAAGGACGTGCTGTCCAATCCTATTATGGGTGGGGTGATACCAGACGCCGCCGCCGCGAATCCCCACCTTGACGGCCTGCCCGTGCGCGAGGCGATCACGTCGGAGGTGACTGATGAAATTGACTGAACTCTCGTGGCTCGGCATCGCCGGCGCTCTGCTCGCGATTGCGTCTGAGATCGGCCCGGAATTTGCCGCGTTTGGCCTTGCGGCCGGCGAATGGCAGGTGGTGAGCACTGTTGGCGCGGTCCTGATCGCGCTCATCGGTTCTGTTGCAAAGGACATGCGTGATGCGAAGGCGCAGTGAACACCCTGGCGCCGGCCATGTTCCCGGCGGGCAGATAGCGAAGCGGTTGCCGCCGGTGGCCATGCGGCTGGCGGCCATCGTGGTTGCGGTTGCGCTCGCCGGTTGCGCAAGCCAGTCGGCCGAGGTGGCGACCGCTGAGGGGGACGTGATGCGCGTCCACTCGTGGACGATCGCCAAGGACCTGCAGAATCCCGGCGGATCGTTCGACACCGACGCCGTGCGGCTCACGCTCGGTGCCGGTGCCTCGACGTCCATGACCCCTGAGCAGGCGCAGGCCTACCTGGGGCTGCTGAGCGTCCTCGTGCGCGCCGCAGCGATCCCGCCCAAATGAGCAATGTGCCGCTCAAGGTGCTCGGCGTGTCCGAGTTCTGGTGCGCGGCGCCGCACTGGCCGCTGGAGCTCCTGCTCGCGGTGCGCTGCGAAGCGCAGGACAATGCGCTCATGACCGTGCAGCCGATTCCGTTTGCCTACGTGTGGCGTGGTCAGCGTCGGACGTGGTGCATCCCGGAGCACTTCAGGTTCGCGCCGTCGACGACGTTCTTCAGCCGGCTCGTGCACGATCCGCGCGAGGGGCCGCACATCGTTGCGAGCCTGTTCCACGACTACCTGTTCGGTATGCTTGATACGGCGGCCGTGACGTTCGAGGAGGCAAACGCCGTCCACAGCTACATTCTGGCTACGCTGAAAGATGACGGCCTCGATCGCTTTCTCGCCCGCTACGGGCTCACGATCGGCAGCCGCATGTGGCGCAAGGTGGGCGCGTTGTTAAGGAGGCTGACATGATCGAGCGCCGCGAGCGCTGTAAGCAGTACCTGCGTCACGTGATCCGGCCGACGCTCGCGATGGCGGCCGAGCTGAGCGCCATTCCGAACCTCGCCTCAGTTGGTGCCGAAGCGCTGCTGCTCGGAACGGCACTGATCGAAAGCGAGTGCGGGGCAGCGATCGCCCAATATCGCGGCGGCCCTGCGCTCGGCGTGTGGCAGATGGAGCCACCGACGGCGCGCGACCATCTCGATTGGATCGAGCGCCACCCGGCCTTCAAGCAGGTAACGAGCGCGCTGCTCGTTCCTGGGTGGAGTGCCGTCGACCAGCTCCCAATCAACCTCGCGCTGTCATGCTGGCTGGCGCGGGTTCACTACTGGCGCCGTGATCCGGCGCCCGTGCCGCGCGCAAGCAACTTCGAGGAGCAGGCGCGCCGCTGGGGGCGCTACTACCAGACGCAGAGCATCCCGGAAAAAATGGCGGCGTATGTCACCAAGATGGAGGACTGCTGGTTGGGGATCATGATCGTGTGATCAGCAACGATCGCGGGTGTTCGACAGTGGCTGGCTAATGCCAGCAAAACAATACCGAAAAGTCGAACGCTGCTCTGAAAACATTAAGGCCTGCGGATACTCTTAATCAGCGGGTCCGAGGTTCGAGCCCTCGTGCGCCCACCAAGAAATCAAGGACTTAGCCGCAGTTGTGCTGAAGAACGAAGCGCGAAAAAGTCGAACGCGTTCGACTCCGGTGCGCAGAATGTTCCCCGTGACGCGATGCGGCTATCGCATAGGTGGCGGCGGTTACGTTTCTGAGGCGCCGCTGGCGGTCGCTGTTCTGGCTTCCATAAATGGCTCCAGACGCGCATCCGACCTTCGGCCGGCTGGGGGGCGGCCGGGCAGCGCAAGGCTTACAGGCGCGCCGCTATCGCGGCCTGCCGACGTCCATACGCCGCTGGAAGGCACGCTCTGCCAGGCGCTCGGTGCGGACTAGGTAGCGGTCGATGATCTGGGTGCAGCTCGTGAGCGTGTGGCCGGTGATCGCGGCGATCTCAGCCAGCTCGCATCCGGCCTCGGCGAGGCGTGCCACGGCCGTGTGCCGCAGGTGCATGAAATCGACGCCCTCGATCTCGGCCGCGAGCGCCTCGTCGCCTGCGGCGCGCGCGTTGTTGGCGGCCGCCGTCCGAACAGCGGCGAACGTGTGCCGGAAGTGATCGGCCTTGAACGGCCGTCCGCGCCCGTCAACGACCAGATAGGGGCTTTGCACCGGCCGTGCCGCCGAGCGGGCGTGCTCGGCTGCGAGCCGCTCGACCAGGTGCGGCACGATGCCGACCGGCAACGAGACGGCCGCGCCGGTCTTGGCCTGCGTGACGCGGATCCTGCCGTCGCCGGTGACCTCCGGCCGTCGCCACGCGAGCACGTCCGCCTGGCGCTGCCCGCACCAGGCATTGAGCTCGACCGCCGTGCCGATGCCGTGCTGGCCGATTGCATCGGCGGCCGCAACGACCTTGGCCACGGCCGTGTCCGACCACACCCGCCCCTTGGCGGCCGTGCCGGTCAGCCGCATCTTGCGGCAGGGATTGTTTTCCTCGGTGATCAGCTCGGCATGGACGGCGTAGCGCAGCAGCGCCTGGCAGGTGCGCAGCACCGCCTTCGCCTTCGCCGGCGTGTTGGCGCGCAACTTCACGTACAGCGCTTCAAGGGCGCGCCGATTGATCCCGCGCAGCGGCAGATCGCCCCAGGCGGTCGTCAGCACGACCAGGTTCTGCCGATAGAAGCGCTGCGTAGCGGGCCGCAGCTCGTGCCACAGCCGCGAGGTCTGCCAGGCCCGCACTGCCGCTTCCAGAGTGTCGCGCGCGGCCGCTTGCGGCTGATCGCCTGACCGCCAGGCGTTCAGTGCGGTATTGAGGGCCTCGGCTTCGGCGCGCGCGGCGAGCGGATCGTCGGCCAGCCGGCGCACGGCCCAGCCTTGGCGCACCAGGCGTGCCGCCGGCGACCAGTAGAACCGCACCCGGCCTTCACGGCTGGTGCGGGTGACGAGATACGGCACCGAGACCTTCATGACCGACGCTCCTGTTCGATCCGCCGGCAAAGCGCGGCGACCGGCTTTGGCACCGCCGAGGTGCCGGCGCGATAGCGCTTGATGGTGGCTGCCGATCGGCCGAGCAGATCCTCGGCATCCCTGATCCGCAGCCCCAGCCGCTTCATCCAGTTCGTGAAGTCAATGTGTGTCATGTCAATAATCATGGGCTCATAATGATACCGATGCAAGTAAAAAAATGCCTGCGTGGCGGGAGGCGTACCACGCAGGCTGAGGTTCACGCGCGGGCTGGAGAACCGCGCGTGGTCACGACACCCGTAGCACGTAGACCTGGCGCGCGGTTTGCAGGCCAGCGTCCTCGACGTCGTGCTTACCAAAATTGACGGGCGGCCTGGCGGCGAGCCAGGCTTCGACGGCGAGCCGCGACCAGTAGCGGCGCGTCGTGTGGCCGCGGCCGGCGCGGAACTCCAAGTGCGGCGCCGGAAAGCCCTGATCCTGCATCTGCTGGCGCCGCTCGTAGAAAGCGGTTGGCGGCATGCCGATCAGCCGCGCGGTCTGGGCGGCGTTGAGCAGGCCCGGCGCGGTCATGGCGCAGCCCGCGGCGCGGTCAAGGCTGCCGGCCGGGACGGACAGCCGCGCTCGGCAATGCGCTGCTCGATCCAGCAGCGATGCCAGTAGCGCGCGCGGCGCGCGCACGACAGCGCCTCCTCGCCGCGGCTGAGCAGCCGCCAGCCGCGGCCGCAGTTGAGCTGTTGGTAAGCCAGGAACCGAAACATGTTGCTGATGCTCATGGTGGTCTGCCTTCTCGCTGGCCCGGCGACATGCAGCTTAAGTGCGCAGCTCATCGCTGCCGCTCCTCGATCCGTCGAAGGCGGCGGTCCAGGTTCTCGATCATGGTGTGCAAATCGGTGATCGTGCGCAGGATGCTGTCGCCCGCCGCCCTTTGGCTGGCCAGCGCGCCGACCAGCCGCCAGATGGCCTGGCGGCAAATATCCTCGGACGGTTGCGGCGGCGCTCCGGCCTCGTCGGGTGGCATCACCACGGCCCTCCGTCGAGCAAGCCGACGCGCTGCTGAAGCTCCGGGCCCCACAGGGACTTGCCGTGCCATCCGGCAGCGTGATCGCAGTATATCTCGTACAGGTGTTTACGCATTTCACCGTCCTTTAGTTATGACAATGAAATAACAGCGGGCAGTTTGCCAGCATGGAATAGCACCTGGGCCAGCTCCACAATGAAAAGCTTTTCAGGCAGAGTAAAAGGCTGTGCCTCGCGTTCCTGGCTGATGATTGTTCCTGCCACCGCAAGGAGCGCTTTGAGGGACAGCTCGAAGCCAAGGTTATTTTTATTCACGACTGCCAGTACTTCGCCGCAAGTCGTCACATAGTTTCCGCAGGGCGGATCGTTTGTCGATACGGCATCATCGGCCATCGCAGTCCGTCGTTTTTTTTCGGCGTCTTGGATCAGAACGCCCTCCGCCGCGGCTGGCCGATGGCCGCCAGCGGCGTTGCCGGGCGCGCGCCGGCTGCAGCCGGCAGCTTGCGCCGCATGATGACGGCAGGCTTGATCAGCGCCTGCAGCCAGGCCGGCAAGCGCCGCCATAGGGACGGCTTGGCGGGTGCTACCGGCCCGGCGCGCCAGGAGCGGTATTCCCTGTGCAGCGCCTCGACCAGCAGCTGCTGCAGCACGGCCGGCTGCAGGCAAGTGTCGGTGCGGATGGCCACGCAGCGCGGCGTGTCGGCGCGGTCGTGGGTGGTCGGATTCAGGATATCGACCCGAACGAACAGCAGAACCTCGGTCATCAGCGGTGCTCCTCGAAAAAAAGGAGGGCCGAGCTTTCCGGCCGCGGCCCTCCAGTCATCTGCCGCTGGGCATCTGGGTCATGCCCGAGCCGCGCCCGAGGGAGGAGCGGGAGCGGCTGAGCTGCACGGATGCAGCGGTGCTAACTGAATAACAAATTGTTACGCGTGTCAACAAAAAATGTTGTCCGATTGCAACGCCGCTATGGCCGGAGATACAGTGCTGCCATGAGCATCAAAGCGATGGCCAGGGTGCCGGCGCTGGTTGCGGCCATTTTGGCCGGCGTGGCAGCACCCTGCCCGGCGAGCTCGCCGACGGATTGTAAGTAAGTCGGCCGCGCTAGGCAAAAACCGCGCGGCAAAACCGTGAACACCGGCGGCCCGCACAAAAACGGGCGCAAGACACCCGTGATTTCAGGCTGGAAAGTCTGCTGCCGCTGCCAGCGTGGCCTTCGCGGCGGCCAGCTTTTGTTCGGCGCGCTCCAGCAACGCCTGCAGCTCGGCCGCGGCGCCGCGCGGCACCGGGGAGGTGCCGGCGCACCAGCGGCGAACGGTGCGCTCGTTGACTTCGAGCGCACTCGCTAACGGCATCCGCCAGCGAGGCCCGTACAGGGCCTCACCAATGATCGCGAGATCAGCGGGGGTCATGCCGCGCATCTTCTGATCCCGGCCTCAGAGTGGCCGGTGCGGATGAATACCCGTCTTGGCATTCTCGGTGATTATCTCCCCGGGCCATATCCAGCCCTTCGGGTCTACCTCCGGAGACGCCCTGCTGATGGTGAATCTCGGACGTCCACCCGCTCCCCCCGCATAATCACTGACCATGAGGGGATCGGCGTACTCGATCCAGTGGTCACCCTCCATGTATCCCTGCTCCCAAAAGGGATACCTGGCAGGGACAGCCACCAGAAACCCTTCCGGTGTGTAGTAACCATAGATGTCAATGGAAATATTGCTGTAACCGTAATCTCTGCCAAATAGATGCAGTCTCTCCATTGCTTTACTCCTTCAATCCCGTTCAGCCGCGGCACGCCAGTAGCGTGCATATCGGAGATATGTGTTGCACGCCGGCTGGGCGGCGCGGACGAACGATGCGGGGAAGTCCGGCGACGACACCTTGCTGACCTGTGCGATCAGCCTCTCGTCGGCGCCGGCGCCTTCGTGCGCGGCCTGTATCAACTCATCAATTGTCTCGCGGCCCCAAAGGTTCAGCGCGCCATCAACAGCTCGCGCAGCGCGGCGGAGCTCGATGTCGCGATCTTGGTATTCAAGACGCAAGAACTGGCGTTTGTTCATCTGGGCCTCCTCGCCCTGGTTGGCGCCGGCCTCATGCCCGCGCTCATCGAATGTCCGCATTATCGGACATTGGAGCTAGCGTATCAACAGGAAAATTCACCCCAGTTCGCGCAGTACGGCGATGACCGGGCCGCGGACGATCACCGTCGCCTCATCGATCAACACCGGGGTGAGCAGGCTTGCGTCGGCCGTCTGTGCCACCAAATAAGGCGGGCGATAGAGCCTGAGCACCGAGCGGTGCCAGCCGTGCGCGCCGTCGATCGAGGCGAGCACGATCGCGCCGGCCGGAGGCGGGCGGCCGAGATCGACGATGGCGACATCGCCGGGCAAGACGCCCGCCAGAAACAGGCCGGCATCGCGCATCACCCATGGCTCGCGATTCTGTCCTGCGGCCTGCCAGGCGGCAATCGCGGCTTGCAGCGGCGAGCGCTCCGGCGGCAGGTAGCGGACGGCGCCGTAGTCAGCTAGCCCGCGTGGGCCGACAGGTCCGCGCACGTCGTAGCCGGCCAGCGCATAGACCGGCGCTACGTCTAGGCCGCGATTCACAGCGAGCGCGGCCAGCTGCTCAACTAGATCCAGATCGAGCGACGGCCGGCTTTTGGCGCGCTTCGGGTTCTCCCACTGGCGATAGGTTGCTGGCTCTACGCCGATTGCGCGCGCCAGATCCGCGGCGTTCTCGATTCCGAGGCGGTCGCGGATAGCACGCAAACGCTCAGCGGTCGTTGGCTGCCTCATAGCGCGCGGGTATGCAGGGTCGCGCCGGCCGGCCGGAGCAAAAAAATGTCTTGCGTGACTAACGAGGTGTTAGTAGCCTCTGCGGCCATGATGTCCCCAGATACGGTTCTTCAGCGCTTCAAGTCCCGCCTCAACGTCAGCACTGACGCCGCAGTGGCACGCGAGTTGGGCGTGAGCCCGGCGCGGCTGGCGATGTGGCGGCAGCGGAGGCGCATTCCTGCATCGGGCATCGGCTTTCTGCTCAACCGCGCGACCGTTCTTGGCGTCCCGCTTACTGCGGAGGACTTCTTCCCGCAGGACGAGCGTGCGCCCGCGGCTGGGCCTGTACAATCCCCGTTTGTAGGCGAGGCCTCTGAGCGTATGGAGCAGGCCTGTGCCGAAGAAGCGGCTTAGCCCGGCGGCCGCGGCGGTAAGCGCGCGGATGAAGGCGCTCCACGCCGATCCCGAGGCTGAATCAGAATTCCCCCCGCAGCGACTGACTGCAAGAAACCCTGCCGGCCCCAGCCAAGGGGCCGGCAGGCTCGAGACCGGGGACGAAGACGCGCGCGGGTGGGCGCTGCTGGCGGAACAAGAGGATCCTGCGCTTGCGCCTGCCGTCGAAGCGGCGCGAAGCCAGAGCCTGTGGCAGGAGGTCTTGCTGCAGGCGTTGCGGGACCTGCTGAAACCGAACTGCATCGAAGCGGTGCGCGCGCAGGACAAGTGGTTAAGCTGGATCGGGACGCGAGACTTTCGCGAAGTCTGTGATCTGGCCGGGGTCGACGCGGAAGCCACGGGCGCCATGTTTAAGGCGGTCGCGGAAGGCGATGTTGTCGTGCGTGAGCAGGTTGCCAGTGCCCTAGGGTACGTGCGCTCGACCGGCGGCGCGCTCAGTTTGCTGGGCCGTAACCGTCGCGCGGGCAAACGTGGGCAGAGTGTCCGCTACCAGTCATCCGCGGGTGGTGCATGAGCGTCGGCCCAGGCCCAGCCACGGCGGCGCCACGTCGGCCGCTGATGAGCGAGGTCTCGGCCATGCTCGCCCAGGATATGGTTCCCCTCGCGCACGAGCTGTTCCCGGCCGGCCGCCGCGAGGGCCACGAGTGGGTGATTGGCGGCTTCGATGGTGAGCCTGGCCAGTCGCTGCGGATTTGTCTGTCGGGCCCCAAGCGGGGGCTGTGGTTCGAGCACGCGGAGCACCGCGGCGGCGATGCGATCGATCTGATCGCGGGCGCCCTGTTCGCCGGCAACCGCACCGAGGCCTGGCATTGGGCGTGCGACGCCTGGCTTGGTCTGACCGATCATGGTCGTGCTCAGGGCCGCTCTGCTGTCGCGGCGCCACCGCACCGGCCGCCGGCGGATACGGGTGACGAGACGGCCAGGCGCGCGCGCCAGAGCGATCGCGCTTTTGGCCTTTGGCTGGCGGCGCGCGCCGCGATTCGTGGCACGCCGGTCGAGCGGTACCTTGTCGAGACGCGTGGCATCCCGCTCGCGCGGCTCGGCCGTCAGCCGGCGGCGCTGCGCTTCCATCCCGAGCTGCGCGCCGAGGAGCGCTACTGGCCGGCGATGGTGGCGGTGATCTGCGGCACCGGCGGCGCGAAGATGGCGCCGATCGGCATTCACCGCACGTTCCTCGCCGTGCGTGCTGACGGGCACGTCGGCAAGGCGCCGATCCCGGCGCCGAAGCGGGTAATGGGCATTATGCGCGGCGGGATCATCCCGCTGTGGCGCGGCCGCTCCGGCAAGCCGCTCGCGCAGGCGCCGGCGGATGACGTGCTCGCGATCACTGAGGGCATCGAGGATGGGCTGACGGTAGCGGTCGCGCAGCCGGACTGGCGTGTCGCGGCAGCGATTTCCGTGAGCAACCTATGTGCAATCCAGCTGCCGGCCGCGCTGCGCACCGTCGTGATCTGTGCCGATAATGACGCTGCCGGCTCGCCTGCGGCGCGCGCCCTGGCGGCTGCCGTCGCCCGCTTCCAGGACCAGGGCCGCCGGGTCGCTGTCGCGCGGCCGCCGGCGGGCAAGAAGGATTTCAATGAGATGCGGACCGTGGTGGCGGCATGACCGATCCTGGTCGCGGCGATGGCGTGGTTGACATCGGCGAGGTGCGCCGCGCGCTTGAAGCGGCCAAAGACCCGCCGCGGTGGATGCTGCCGAAGAAACGCGACGACGGCCTGCCGGACGATTGCCCGGTGACGGCGCTCGGGACCGACGGCGACACCCGCTATTACCTCAATCCGCTGCGCGAACTGCGTGCCTTGCGCGAGGACAAGCACGGCCGGCTCAACATGACCGGCCTTTTTTCGCCGAACATCGAGTGGTTGTACAAGACCTATCCCCGCCACGGTAAGGACGGCAAAGTCAATGGCGTCCGCTGGGAGCTGGCGGCGGAGGCCTTGATGGCGGCGTGCGCCCGGCGTGGGGTGTGGTCGCCGCTTGAGCGGTTGCGCGGTCCTGGCGGCTGGCTGGGGGATGATGGCGAGCTCCTGTTGCATTGCGGTGATCAGATCCTGGTGATTGACGGAGTAGACGAATCCGTGCGTGAGCCTGGCCTGATCGGGCGTGTCGTCTATCCGTCCTCGCCCGGATTGCCGCGGCCTCTGCCTGCGCCGATTGGCGGCGGCTTCGCCGCCGAGCTGCTCGCGCTGCTGTCGAGTTGGGCCTGGCGGCGGCCGGAGATTGACCCGGTCCTGATGCTCGGCTGGATCGGCTGCGGATTGCTCGGCGGTGCGCTCCGCTGGCGGCCGATGATGTGGCTCACGGGCGGCGCCGGCACCGGCAAGTCAACGCTGCAGGATCATGTTCTTAAGCCGCTGTTCGACGGTGCCGCGGTCATGGTCGGCGATACCAGCCAGGCCGGACTGCGCCAGGCGCTGCGCTGCTCAACGCTGCCGGCGATGGTGGATGAGCTCGAAGCGCAGGCCGATCACCGCAAGGCGCAAGGCGTGATCGAGCTCGCCAAGCTCGCCGCTTCCGGCGCGCTGGTGCTGCGCGGCTCGTCCGATCATGCGGAAGTGCAGTTCCAGGTCCGCTCGGCGTTCCTGTTCTCGTCGATCCTGATCCCGCCCTTGGCGCCCGCCGAGCGCTCCAGGATCGCGGTGCTCGATCTCGATCCGCTCGCCGGCCGGCCGCGGCCGACGTTCGATACTATCCGCATCAAGGAGATCGGCCGCGCGCTGCGGCGGCGGATCATCCAGGCCTGGCCACGCTTGCCGGCCACGATCGAGCGCTATTCAGCGGCTCTGACCATGACTGATGGCGCCAGCGAGCGGATGGATGCCCGCGGTGGCGACGTCTTCGCGGCGTTGCTGGCGTTGGCGGAAGTGTTGCTGGTCGATGATGTCGAGGAATTGGATGCCGCGCAGCGCGCCTGGCCAGAGCAGGTGCGCGCAAGCGAGGCCAATGCGCTCGAACGCGTGCGCGATGAGGATGAGCTGATCGCGTTTCTGCTCTCCTCGACGCTCGATCCCGGCCGGTCAGGCGAGGTGCGCCGCACCGTGGCGGAATGGCTCCTGGGCGCGCTCGGCCGAGACAAGGCGCTCGATCACGAAAAGGCGCTCCGCACGCTGGGCACGCACGGCATCTGGGTGGGGCATTATGTGTTCCCCGGCGACGGGGAGTGTGTGCCCGCGCCCGTGCCCGTGATCGGGCTTGCCAACAAGCATCAGGGGCTGACGCGGCTTCTCGACGGTACGCACTGGGCCGGCATGGCAGGCCGGGCATCACCATGGGTGCAATCCATCCGTCGCGCTGCCCGTTCCCTTGGCGGCATCGAAGTGTCAAAGCCTCTGAAGGTTGGCGGGTTCACTACACGTTGTGCGCTTTTGCCGGCTGACAATATTCTACCTAAGATAGGTAATGATCCGACGCTTCGGGAAGGTCCCGTTACTTTGTTACCGGCCGTTACGGAATTGTCGTTATAGATCAACGCGGTAACAGAGTAACAAAGTAACAGACCTCCTCTCACACATGCGCGCGCGCGCGCGCGCGTATAGGGAAAAGCCCGTTACTTTGTTACTTCGTTACTTTTGTCAAATAGATTAGATAGATCAAAGGCTTAGGCGGTAACAGAATTGGTAACAAGCGGTAACGAATTGTGGCACGGTTGCGGAGCTATCGTTGTTGCAGGCTTCCTGGTTGTATGTCGGCTGAAGGGGAATATTTTTGACTAAAGTCAGCCGCAAGCGGGAGCTGACGCGGGCTGTTGAGGCCTTGGGCGATGGCCTGCAGGCGGAGCAGATGACGCTCGCGTCCGTCGACGAGCTGCTCAACAACGTGACGCCGGAGGTGGCGCAGGCCAGGCGCGGCCGCGGCCGGCCGAAGGGCGCGCGCAATCGGCGCACCAACCAGATGCTGGAGTATCTGGAGGCGCTCGGCTACGAGCCGCCGATCCTCAAGCTGGCGCGCATCGCCGCAGTGGATACCAAGACGATGGCGCTGGCGCTGCGCTGCAAGCGGATCGAGGCGTTTGATCGTCAGCTGAAGGCGCTGGAAGCGCTGATGCCGTACTGGCACCAGAAGCTGCCGCAGTCGGTCGAAGTCGATGCGCGGACGGTGACGGCGCTGTTCCTGGGCGCGCCGCCGGAGGGTGGTGGCGAGCCGGGCGAGATGCTTTCAGGCACCCATATCGCGCGTATGATCGGCCTCGCCGAGCCGGACGACGACGGCGATCCTGATCCCGCCCGGGCGGCTGGTCCGCTCGCTGTCCGTCCCGTCGGACCACCTGAGATAAGCAAGGAAAAACAAGGTGTTAGCGCAGGCCGACCGGGCGGTGTCGAACGCGGAGCGTCGAACGCCGATGGTTAAGTCGCTGATAATGCGCGGTGAAACGGCCGCTGCGCCGCTGATTGTCAATCAGCCGGTCGAGCGCCAGGCGGCCTGCCGCGAGCGCCGCACGCCAAGGCTGGAAGTCGCGCCCCCCAGCTGCGGCCTCGGCGTACGTTGGGCGGCGGCGTGCGTGATTTTCCCCGGATTTGAACCATTCCCTTGGTGCCAGAGCTGCCAAGGAAACAGCTGCCTAGGGGAGGGATAAGGGTGACGGTGGCGGCGACAAACGCGTGGCCACAAGGCCGGATCGGGCAGGCGTACCTGACGGCATGGCCGACCACACCGGTCGTGGATGCGGAGAAGCTGACCGATGCGGACCGGTCACGGGTAAAGCAGGCCAAGGACGGGAGCCTTTACTGGCCGTCCGGAACGGTTCTGATTTCTGGGCCGATCGGGTCGGCGAAGACGCGCACGACGTTTACCAAGGCCTATCTGCTGGCGCAGGCAATGAAGCCCAGCCCGCGCGACGGCGTGCGGCGTTTCCGGCTTGTCGTGTGTCGGCAGACCTATCCGGAGCTGTGGCGCTCGACGATCCGGACGTGGCACAAGATGTTTCCGCCGGAGCAATACCCGGGCTGGAAGGGGTCAGAGCCGCGCTCGGCCGAGCACAACCTGCGCTTTGATCTCGCCGACGGGCCGCTGGAATTCCAGGTGTTGTTCGTGGCTCCTGGCGACGGACAGAGCATGGAGGCGTTCTTCGGCGGATTCGAGGCGAGCGTGATCTACTTGAACGAGCTGGCCTCGTTCGATGACCCGAATACCATCCTGTTTGCCTCTGGCCGCACCGGCCGGTATCCGGACGCTGCCGATGGCAGTCTGCCGTGGTTTGGCATCCTGGCGGACTTCAACAAGTCCGATATCGACCACTGGCTGTATGACTACGTCCAAATACCACGGCCAGGGCTGCAGTGCTTCGATCAGCCATCCGGTTTGAGCCCGGAGGCGGAGAACCTGGAGAACCTGCCGCCAGGCTACTACCAGCGCTACGCCGACGCGCCCGAGAGTGATGATCCGGGCTGGTTCAGCCGCATGATCCTGAACCAGTGGGCGCCGTCGCGGCTAGGCAAGCCGGTGCACCCGAAGTTCCGCAGCGATCGCCATGTGGCGCCGGCACCGATCAAGCCGATCCTCGAGCTCGGCCTGGTGCTCGGCGCCGATCAACCGCGCAAGCCTGCACTCGTCGTGATGCAGTGGCTGGCGGCCATGGGGCGGTGGCTGGTGCTGGACGAGTTCTATGACGAGAACATGGGTGCGGAAGACTTCGGCCTGCACATCAACAGGCTGCTCAGGGACCGCTACCCGGAATGGACTGCGGCTCGCATCGCCGCGTGGATCGATCCGGCGGCAGAAGTGCAAGGCTCGGTCAGCGACGATACGCCGATCCGCACGCTGCGCCGGGTAACCGGGCTGTCCTGGCGTCCAGCGCCGGGACAAAACGCCTGGCACCCGCGCTTCGAGGCGATCGACGGCCTGCTCAGGACAGCCGCCGAAGATGGTGGGCCGGCGCTGCTGCTCTCGCCGCCGCACAGGATCGGCTACGACACCAAGCGGCACGTCGAGATCCTGGGCGGCTGCCCGATGCTGCGCACAGCACTGGCCGGCAAGTATTGCTACCCGGCGATCAAGCGCGCCGGTCAGACCCGGTTCGGCGAGCGGCCGATCAAGAACGCGCATTCGAACATCGTCGACGCGCTGCAGGCGGGCCTGCTCGGTGGCGGCGAATACCTGGCCGTTCTCGGACGGCGCCAGGAGCAAGGCGCATTCACGCGCCAGGTTATAGCTGCGCACACGTTCAATCCTTTGGAGCGATGAGCATGGGAGGCAATCAGCGTGAAATTTGACGTCTCGCCACCTCGCCAGCGCGCGATCGTGTGGTTCGCCGACGGCCCGGCCAAGGGGCCATGGTGGATGCACTTGCTCAAGCCTGGATATCGGCACTGTGGGGCGCTGATCGAGGATATGCACACCGACGTAGCCAGCGGCCACGAGATCTGGGTTGGGATTAACCCGCGGATGGGCGGAACCGAAGTTGACGTGTGGGCAACGCACAATATCGACGAGCTGCTCGCCCAGCTGAAAGATCCGCGGTGGGATGTGAGCAGGATGATCATTACACGAGTTGATCCACCAGACCCTAAGCGTCCTTATGCGTGGTTTCCGTGCACCTGCGTCGAGCAAATCAAACGCGCGCTGGGCGTGCGCGGCTGGTGGATTTGGACGCCCTGGCAGCTCTATCGGAGGATTGCAAATGTCGCGTAGCGACGCGAAGGAACTGATCAAGCGGGCGCAGCGCGCCCGCGATCGGCGCCAACCGTGGAATACCATCCTGGCCGACGCGTTTCGCTATGCAGGGCCAGAACTCGACAGCGGCTTTCAGCAAATCGGTTCTACCGTCGGCGCGCAGCGCCCCGATCGCCAGGTCTACGATTCGACCGCCTACCAGGCGGCGAGGGACGCGGCTGACCAGGTGCGCATGATCCTGACGCCGCCCAACACGCGCTTTCTCGACGCGCGCGTCGATCAGAACAGTGAGGCGGCCCAGTTCGCTGACCTGCTTGACGAGGCTATGGATACATTCTTCAGCCACCTGAATGCCTCAGACTTTCAGGCCGTCGTCGGTGCGGCCTACCACCAGGCGCAGATCACCGCCGGTTGCCTGCAGGTGACAGAAGCGGCTGCGGGATCGATCTCGGCGTTCGATATCACCGCGGTGCCTCTCTCCGAAATCTATCCGGAACAAGCGGTCGACCCAGGTCGGCAGACGATCTGGCGCATCCGCCGCCTGCCGGTCGCTCTCATCGAAGAGCAATGGCCCGGAGTAAACATCCCGCCGCGCCTGGCTGAGCGCCGCCGCGACGACGGCACCGCGACCGTAGAGATCATCGAGGGCGCCGTCTGGCAGATGCAGGAGCGCTCCTTCCGCTATGTCGTCTTATGGCCGGATGACGATGGTCATCTCCTGTTCGAACAGGAGCAGAACACCTCACCGTGGATCTACGGCGGCTACAGCCGCACGCCAGGCGAAGTGTTGAGTCGCGGCCCTGTGCTGGCCGTGTTGCCGGATATCCGCACACTCGACAAGGCGGTGGAGCTGTTGCTCAAGAACGCGTCCATCGCCGTCACCGGCATTTGGCAGGCCGATGACGACGGTGTGATCAACCCCTCGACGATTCGGCTCGTGCCGGGAGCGATTATCCCGAAGGCAGTCGGCTCGGCTGGGCTGCAGCCGCTCAGGATGCCGGGCAACTTCGACGTCTCGCAGCTCGTGATCTCCGAGCTGCGCGCCCGTATCAGATACGCAATCATGCGCCGCGAGATGCCGAACCTGGCCAAGAGCCACGTCACGACGAACGCGATTGACCGCGAGGCACTGGAGGTCGAATTGCTGCGCGTGCCGGGTCTGCTGGTGCTGTGGCGGGAGCTGGTGGTGCCCTTGTTCCGGCGCTGCCTCGATATCCTGGTTCGTCGCGGCGAGGTGTTCGACCTGGTCGACCGCATCGGCCGCGACGTGCACGTCATCGCGGTCAGTCCGTGGATGAAGATGCAGGAAATGGCTCAGATTAACGACGAGGCGCAGGCGATTTCGCTCGCCGCCGCCGTGTCGCCCGGCACGGTCGCGGCCGTCATCGACCTTCCTGGCTGGCAGGCCGACGTGGTGCGCCGGCTTGGAGTGCCTGAGAAATTTATCAGGCAACCGGACGATATCGCGGAAAGCTTGCAGGCGCAGGAGCAGGCAGCAGCCGTTGAGCGAACGGCGGAAGCGGCCGGGCGCGCCGCCCCAGCGCTGCGGGCGATCGGCGGCCAGCCGCCGCGCGGCGGAGGTGGGCGATGATTGCGCTCGCCGACGGCCACCGCGCCCTGCGGGTGGTGTTTTCCGGGCCGAGTGGCGCGGTCGCGCTGTCCTACCTGCGACAGCGGACCATCGAGAACGTCGTGCCGGTCACCGCGCCGGACGCTGTGCTGCGCCACCAAGAGGGCCAGCGCGAGCTGGTGAAGTGGATCGAGCGGATCGTGTTTGCCGACGACGAGGAGAAAGACCATGGATAGCCCAAAGCCACCGAAGCCGGCGGAGCCGAAGACCGACCCGGCGGTTGAGGAAGCCAAGGCGCGGGTGGAGCTGCTCGCCCGCCAGCGCCGCGGCCGCGCCGGACTGATCGCCACCGGTGCGGGCGGCCTGGGCGCCGGCGGTGCCCTGACCGGGCTGCTGCCGACACTGACCGGCAAGACAAAACTCGGAGAATGAGATGGTAGACGAACCCGAAATCACTGCTGCCGGCACGGCTGGCGCGGACCAGGTAGCCGACAACGGCTGGCTCTACACGCGAGACGACTGGGCCTCAGCCGAAAGCAGGCCTGGCGACATCCCGGAGCCGTACTGGGACGGCGAGCGCAAAGGCGTGCGCGTCGACAATCTGATCAAGAGCGTCTCCGACACCAAGGCGAAGCTGGCCGAGGTCGCCCGGCAGAATAAGGCGCTCGCGGCCAAGCAGATGTCTGCGCCGGAGAGCTACGCGCTCAACGTCGGCGAAGGCACAGTGCTTGCGCGTGTCGAGAGCCCGACGGACCATCCGCTGGTCGCTTCGGTGACAAAGCACTTCAAGGCGCTTGGAGCCCCGCAAAGCGTGTTCGACGCGGCCGTCACGGCCTACAACGAGCACTTTGAAGCCGCGGCGCAAGCCGAATTCGAGGAGATGGCCAAGCGGACCGGCGAGAGCGACCCCGGCCGCGCCGCATCGCGGGTCCGCGAGCGGCTTGATGGGCTGCATACCCGCCTCGCCGGCCTGGCGGCAAAGCTCTTTCCGAACGATGAGGGCCGCGCGAAGCAGGTCAACGAGACCCTGAAGGCGTGGACGTTCACCGCCGACGGTGCTGACCTGGTAGAGAAGGCTCTCGCTGGCGAGCTCACGCGGCTTGCCGGGCCGTACGTCGCTGGCCCGGCCGGTCCGGCGCATAAGGAGGCCGCGACCGTGGCTGAACTCGACAAGATCATCGCGTCCGAAGCCTACCGTCGCGGCGATCCTGAGGCGCGGCGCAAGGCGGAGGAGGTGTCTCAGCGGATTGCCGCGCTGCGCCAGGCGGCGCGCGGCTGATGGCACGCCGCACGCCGCTGGAACTCTGCTCGCTAGCGCTGACCGCCGTCGGCGCTGATCCGATCACCTCGTTCGACGCCGGGACGGTCGAAGCCGAAGTGGCGGGCCTGTGGTATCCGATGACGGCGGAAGCGCTGTTGTCGGCGCACTACTGGTCGTTCGCGCTCAGGCGGTCGTCGCTTGCCCGCCTGAACGTCGATCCGCCAGCAGGGTGGGCATACGCCTACGCGCTGCCGGCGGATTTTCTGCGGCTGCAAGCCGTGGGCACCGCCACGGCCGATGCCGGCGTGCCGTTCGAAGTGCGCGGTGATCAGCTCCTCACCGATGAGGCGGTGGTCGAGATCACCTACGTGCGGCGCGCCCTCGAGGACGACTGGCCTGGCTACTTCCAGGACGCGCTGGTGGCGCAGCTGGCAGCGAACCTCGCGATCCCGCTCACAGAGAGCACGGCGCGCGCCGATACGCTCGCCCGCGTGGGCGAATTAAGGTTCGTTCGCGCCAAGCAAGCGGACGATCAGGGCAAGGACACCCGTGCGCTCAAGCACTTTCCGCTGACGGACGCGAGGTAAGATGCCACAGACCCGCATCACGACGCTGACCTTCGCCGGGGGCGAGCTCGACCCGCGGTTGGTTGGCCGCGCGGATCTGCGAGCCTACGCGAACGGGCTCGCCAGGGCGCGCAACGTCAACATCCGCCCCTATGGCGGCCTCGTCCGCAGGCCAGGTCTGCGCTACATCGATCAGCTGCTGGCGGCCGCCGGCGACGTGCGGCTGATCAGCTTCGAGTTCAATACCGAGCAGACGTACCTGGTGGTGCTGACCGACCAGGCGATCACGGTCTATCGCGACGGCGTCGATCAGGCGATCTCGCTCGCCGATGCCAGCCAGGCGGCAACGGCGATCGCCGGCGGCACGGGATCGAATATCGGCAACGGTACCGCCCGAGGGGGGCTCGCGGCCGCCTTCGATGGCACGACAAGCGCGCTGCACACGTCGTGCGCGGCTGATCTCGGCAGCGGGAACCTGACCGTCGGCAAGGACTATTCCGGCGCACCGAAGCGCATCCGCCGCGTCCAAACGTGGCCGGCGAGTGACCGCGGCTACATCGACAATTACCCGGGCGACGTCACGATCGAGCTGCGCGCCGCGGCAGCCCCGCCGGCGAACCTCGCCACCGGCGGCACGCTCCTGGGATCGCTCACCGTCGCTGACGTAACTGTCGGCCCGCAGGTGATCGAGAGTAACGACAGCACGACGGCGTGGGCCTGCGTGTGGGTGGTGGTCAAGGAAAGCCCCGCTGGCACCGGACACGAGATCGCGCTGGCCGAGGCCGTGTTCTGGGAGCCGCCGGCGGCGGCCACGGTGCCGTGGTCCGCGGCCGATCTAGCGCAGGTCTACTGGACGCAGTCGGCCGACACGCTGCTCGTCGTCCATCCGGATCATCCGCCGCAACGGATCACGCGCTCGGGACACACCGAATGGACGATCGCCGACTGGGAGTTCGTCGAGGACAACGACAGCGGCAGGAAGTTCTCGCCGCACCACAAGTTCGCGGACGACAAGGCGACGCTGCAGGCCTCGGCCACGACCGGCACGGTGACACTGACGGCGCGCGCGGCCAAGGGAGGTGTGGCGCTTAACCTCTTCCAGGCCGCCCACGTCGGCGTGCGGTTTCGCCTCGGTGACAAGGAAGTCGAGATCGCGGCCGTGTCGTCGGCACCGGCATCGACGGCGACGGCGACGGTGATCGAGGACCTGGCTGATACGAACGAGACGACGGACTTCTCGGAGGAGGCGTTTTCCGCCGTGCGTGGCTGGCCGGCGACGGTATGCTTCCATCAAGATCGGCTCGTGATCGGCGGCTCGCGCGATCTGCCGAACCGGATGTGGATGTCGAAGTCCGCCGATCTGTTCAATTTTGACTTGGGCGCGGCTGATGACGACAGCGCAATCGAGCTGCCGGTGCTGGCGGACCAGGTCAATGCCGTGCGGGCCGTCGTGCCCGGGCGCCACCTGCAGGTCTACACGTCCGGTGCCGAGTGGATCCTCGAAGGCGATCCAATCACGCCCGCGAATGTGCAGCTGCGGCCGCAGACCAGCCACGGGACGCGGATTGACCGCACGGTGCCACCGGCGGTGGTTGATGGGATCTCGGTGTTCATGGGCCGCGCCGTACCGCGGCCGCTGCAGTTCGCGTGGGACGAGCTTGAGCAGGGCTACCAGGCGCCCGAGCTTGGGTATCTGTCGCAGCATCTGTTTTCCGCGCCGGTGCGCGCAATGGCTTACGACGGCGACAACCGCTGGCTTTACATCGTCAACGACGACGGCACGATGGCGGTGCTCGCGATCTATCGGCTGGAGGAGGTGGCCGGCTGGTCCCTGCACACCACCGCCGGAGCGTTCCGTGCGGTGGCGCAAGTGGGTGATGAGACTTACGTCGCCGTCGAGCGGCAAGGCAAGCTGCTGCTTGAGCGCTACGATGAAAGCTTCCAGGTCGACGCCGGGCTGACCGGGACCGTGGCCGAGCCGACGGTCGACTGGTCAGGATTCGATCACCTGGCCGATGGCACGACCGTGCGCGTGCAAGCGGACGGCGCTGACGGTGGCGCGGCCCAGGTGGCTGCCGGCGCGATCGTGCTGCCCGCGAGCGCCTCTGCGGTGCAGGCAGGGCTCGCCTACAGCCACGAGATCGAGCCGTTGCCACCGTCCCTGATACAGTTGCCAGAGGGTGTTGTCGGCACCCGCGTGCGCCTGGTGGCGGCGCGATTCTTTGTCTACGGCGCGCGCTCGGTGACGGTGACGATGGGCGCGCGGACCCGCACGGTGCCATTGCGGCGCTTCGGCCGCGACCGCTTCGGGGATGCACCGCCCGAGACGACCGGCGAGATCCTCGTCCGCGCCCTTGGCTGGCGCCGCGGCACCGAAACGGGGCTGTGGCGGATCGCGCAAGACACGCCGCTGCCGTTCGCTTTGCTGAAGGTTGAACAGGAACTGGCGGTGCAGACCTAATGCCTGTGCGGATTCGGCGAAGCCGCGTAAAGGGATATCGGCTGCCGCTCGGTGCCGTCTACGTCGGCCGCCCGACGAAATGGGGTAATCCGCTGGCTACGGCAGATCTGTACCGGCAATGGCTTTTGGGGGGCCTGGCCACGCAATTTTCAGAAAGCATGGAAGTACGCCGGCAGCGCGTTCTGAGGGACATCCAACAATTGCGTGGCCGCGATCTCGCATGCTGGTGCCCACTCGATCACGCTTGCCACGCGGACGTGCTCCTAGAATTAGCGAATGGCAGCGACCGCACCACAAAATAGGCTTGATGTTTTGGCGCTGATGTGGATCAAATACGCACACTTCAGCGGAACTCTCCCGGGGCGCGGACCCGCCGCCGCAGCGCCCCGCCTAGCCGGCGCGATAGCTGGTTAGAGGTTCGACCCGGTTCGTCCGGAACTCTCAGCCTCGATCGAACGCAACCGTTTCGTTTGATTGAGGGGTTGAGATGACCACCCAGGTTTCCGACAGTTTTGTCATTCAGTTCGAGCGCGAGGTGCATCTGCAGTATCAGCAGATGGGCTCGGTGCTCATGAACTTCTGCCGCCGCAAGACCAACGTGCGCGGCTACAAGACGACCTTCCAAGTCGCCGGCACGGGCACGGCGACCAGAAAGAACCGGCACTCCAACGTCCAGCCGATGAATGCGGACCGAGCGCCGGTCGAAGTCACGCTCGAAGACTGGTATGCGCCGGAGTACGTCGACAAGCTCGACGAGCTCAAGGTCAATCACGACGAGCAAACGGTGTGCGCCCGGACCTGCGCCGCGGCACTGGGCCGCAAAACGGACGAGCTCATCATCGCGGCCCTCGATGCCGGCACCTATTCCGGCGCGAACGTGGTCGGTGACGGCACCGCGGCGCTGACGCGCAACATCGCGTTGCAGGCGACCGAGGGCCTGCGCGCCACCGGCTACCGCGGCATGGTGCCAGATGTCGTCGCCGTCGTCGGCAACCGCGAGTGGTCCTCGCTGATGACGCTCGATGAGTTCGTCGATGCCGACAAGATCGGCCCCGAGAACCTGCCGTACAAGAACATCTTCGACAACCGCTCGTGGATGGGCGTCTTGTGGATGTGGCACCCGGACCTGACGACCAACGGTTCCGGGCACAAGCTCAACTACATGTGGCACCGCGATGCGGTCGGCTGCGCGTCCGGCCAGGACGTTACGACCGAAATCAACTACGTGCCCGAGAAAGTGGCGCACCTGGTGACCTCGATGATGAGCCTCGGCGCCAAGATCATCGACAACACCGGCGTGGTCCAGATCAAGACCGACGCCGACATCGCCATCCCGACCTGATCGACCTGACGTGCGGCCGGACCCCAAGCCGGCCGCATCGTCGCCCCGCGACGCGAGTGGAGTAGACAACAATGGCTTTCGATCTCAAGCAACTGGTCGGCCCGCTTACCGGTGCACCGAACCCCACGGCCGGCAGCGGTTCGATCCCGATTTTCCATTACGCGACCAACGACACCAAGGCGAACCTGGTGGCTGCGAACTACTGGGATGCCGCCGCGGCGTGGCTGCCGGTGGGTGCGTTCATTCTGGCCAGCCTCGATCTCGATGGCACGCCGGGCGGTGCGGCGCTCATCGTGACGGCCAACACGGGCACGGCCGTTACCGTCGGCTATGTCGCCGTCGCCTGAGCATCTGCGTGCTGTCTCGGCACAAGACATCGTCGATCCCCGCCGCCGGTGCGCTGCCGGCGGCGGGGCGCTCTTCAGGAGCATAGGCCGTGCCGATCGCTGCCGCACTCGCGATCGCGATGTTAATCACGGCGGCGGCGTCAACGGCCACCGCGGCCTACAGCGCACACCAGCAAAGCAAGGCGCGCGAAGCCGAGATCGAAGCGCAGGAAGAAGCGCTTCAGGCCGAAGCGGACGAGACGGAACGGCGCCGGCAAGTACGCCTGCGTCAGGTGCTCGGCACGCAGCGCGCTCACTTCGGTGCCCGCGGCATCCCGTCGGCCTCCGGCTCGGCCGCCGCGCTTGCCGCCGAGACGATTGCGTCTGCGTCTGCCGAGCAGGCGGCAGACGAGCGGTTGAGCGCGATCGAGAGCTCTATTCTGCAGGGGCGCGCGCGGCAGGAGGGGTTCCAGCGCGGTTTGATCCCGGTTGCCGCCGGGCTCCAGTTCGCGTCCGATGCCACATCGGCGGCAATGACCTACCGCGCGCTGCGCAAGCCGGGCGCGCCCGACCAATCGACCGCGGCAACCGGGGCGCAAACCCCCATCTTCGGGCGGTATCAGTGACATGCGCCGCAACCCAATAGCCAATCCATCAACCGCGCTGCACTGGCAGCCGATTGAGCAGCGCCGCAGGCGCGCACTGGCGCCGTTGCAGCCGGGCGACACGCTCGGCACCGTGATCTTCAAGGGGCTGGCCGACATCTCTCGCCAGGTGATGGAGCCGCTTATCGCCGAGCAGGCTGAGACGGCGAAGTTCGAGGGACAGCTCGCCGGCCTTGCCGCCGGCCGGATGGCAGCCCTCGACGGCACCGGCATCCCGGCAGCCGAAGGCGGCTCGATTCACGATCTGGCCTACTCGTCCGCCGCGCGCGCCGGCTACGCTGAGGCGCTGTCGTCGCGCATGGCCGTCCGCGTCAGCCAGGCCGGCGCTGCATCCGGCGACGACGTGGGCGCGTTCGACCGCGCCGTCAGCCGCGAGGAGGCCGCGCTCGCCGCGCTGCCGGCCGATATCCGCACCGCGGCGCAAGGCGAGCTGGCGCTGTTCGCCGGGCGCGAGCGGGCCAAGATAACCGAGCGCCTCACTGCCCGTCGCCTCGAAATGGAGGAAGCCACCGACCGTGAGGCGCTCGGCCTGTTCGCTGACGAGGCGAAGCGGGCCGCGCGCCTGGGCGACGCCAGCAAAGTGACGGAATACCAGGCCCGGCACGACGCCGGCCTGACCGCGCTGCTGGCAGCCGGCCGCGCCACGGCGCAGGAGGTGGCCGGCAGCAAGCGCGCGCTCGGCCAGGCCATTACGGCTGAGGTGCACCGCGGCGAGTTCTATCGCGCGATCGAAGGCGGCGGCCTCGCCGCCGGGCTCAGGTACGCCGGCACCGTGCGGCACGACCCGGACCTGACGCCCGAGGCGGCCGACAAGCTGTTCGGCGAGCTCGACCGCACGTTGGACGGCCTGCGCGCCGATGCCGAACGCGCCGAACGCCGCGCGGAGCGGAACGAGCGCCGGCTGGCGGGCAATGCGGCCAAGGACGCGGTCGACCGCCAGGCGGCCGGCACGCTGACGCTTGACTGGCTGCAAGCCAACCGGGCCAGGTTCTCTGACAGCGATTACCGCCTGTTTGTCAACGCCGCCGGCGGTTCTGGTGCGGCGGTGACAGACCCTGACGTCTATGCCGATCTGCGGGCCCGCGCGGCCGCGGGCGAGGATGTCACCGCCGAGGCGCGGCGCGCGTTCACGAGCGAGCGCCGGCTGACCAAGGACAGCTATGACCGCGTGCTGAAGGACGTCGAGCTCGCCGGCGATGCCCTTGTTGCCGAGACCACAGAGTTCATCAAGGGTAATGTGCTGGGCTCGGTGATGCAGCCGAAGGAAGGCGCGGCCGAGCGCTATGCGCAGGCGATGGACCAGTATTACGACTGGCTGCGCCAGAAGCGCGAAAAAGGTGAGCCAATTACCCGCGCCGATCATAAGCGCCAAGGCGACTACGTCGTTCGCCAGTGGCGGTACGTGACCGCCCCGGCGCTGATACAACCGGCTCCGGCTTACCTGGTTGGCAGCCGGACGGCGCCGGATTTCAAGGCGACCTACCGCGCCACGGACGAAGCGCTGGCCGCCGGCAAGATCACCCGCGGGCAAGCCGCAGAGCAGATGAAGCTGATTGAGGAGATGGAGAACCGTCACCGGACCAAGGAGGTGGCGCCCTGATGCCGGACGGACAGATGCCCATGGCTGGCGACGACATCGCGCCGGACATCGCTGCGCGCTCGGCCCTGCGCGAGCAGGAGCGGCTGCTGCAGGCGCTGCGTGAGCGCGCCGGCGGCGCGCCGCCGCCTGACGCCCCGCCACCTGACGCCCCG